TCCGACTTCAACATAAGGGTTAACAGTCGCTGCACCTGCTGCAGTCATACCAGCTCCTCCTTCGTTTCTCACAGCTTGCACTGTAAATTTATCTACCGTTGGAACTGTTAAAATTTCATAAGCTACTTCTAATTCTGCTGCTGTGTAATCTGATGCACCTGTAACAGTTACTCCAGATAATGTTACATATCTTCCGACTTTTAAACCATGTGAACCTTTGTCTACAGTTAAAACATTTGAACCATTAACTGTTGTTAAAGTACATCCAGTGATAGCAGTATCTAAGGGCGTAATGTCAAAAAGATCATTACCATAATATAAAAATAAACCTTGAGATGTTCCAATTGCCGCATATTTTTCTCCAGCAAAAGAAGTGAAAGAGTGTTGTTTTCTGGCAGCTCCAGGTAATGTTTTAGATGCTGCTGTAAGTTGAGACCAACCACCTATTTTTTCAGGTAATCCATATCTAAATCTTACAAAATCTCCATCAGTCCATTGACCTTCAGCACCAGATTCAGTATCTTGTTTATTAAAGCCAGGCTTGAAATTTAATTTTTGTAGCATATAAATGGTTATATATTACTTATTTAAAATATGAAAGAGAGATTATAGTGGAAAAAACCGGAAATATAAATAACTTTATAGGTATATACGATGGATATATCAGTGATGAAGAATGTAAAAATGCTATTGAATTATTTGATAATCAAGACAGATTACAACACACTTTTACTAGATTACAAATTGAAAAATCAGATCTTAAATATAAACAAGATAAACATCTTTTTTGTAATGGGTCTAACGTTAACATTTGGTATGAAGATTTAAAATCACTAGTGGTTAATTTTGATTTAGCTTGGAAACATTATTCAGAAACAGTAGGAGCTTATGAAGCTTATGGTCTAACTGATTTTTATTATACAACTTTAAAAATTCAAAAAACTTTACCATCACAAGGTTATCATGTATGGCATCTTGAACATGGAAAAGGTTTTGATAATGAACCTAGAGCTTTTGTTTTTTCAGTATATTTAAATGATGTAGAAGAAGGTGGAGAAACAGAATTTTTACATCAAGCTATGAGAGTTAAACCAAAAAAAGGTAGAATAGTTATTTGGCCTGCAGCTTTTCCATATTTACATAGAGGTAATCCACCTTTATCTGGTGAAAAATATATTTTAACTTCTTGGCTGCGTTTGAGAAATGCTAAAGATTAAAAAAATTATTCTTCTTCAGGACTTGGCTCTGGTTGAGCCGCATGTGCTGTATTCCATCTATCAATAAATTCTTGAAAATCACCCAGGTCTGCTTCTGCATAACTACAGTGAGGAGTACCATCTCTATGTTCTACTTCATCAGATGAATTAGAAGTACCATATTGAATAGCCCAAATATTTGAAAACTTAGATTGATTCCAAAATGCATCATCATTTAATATTTTATATCCAATTCCTTCGCCATGATTAATAATCATTTTATCATCAAATACTACTGTCCATGTTGCGTTTGTTGCCATCTTTTCTCCTAAGTTTTAATTATATAAATAATTGTTAAATAAGGTTGTAAAACTGAATTCGCTGATCCTGTAAACGAACTTGTAGCGTTTCCACTACCAGTAAAAGTTGCACTCATAGTGTGAGAGTGACCAGTACCAGAACCATCTGTGTGTGTACTAATTGGACTGTTAGTTGCAGTTCCTCCATACTGGAATTTTTGAAAGGTGTTTGCACCCGTAGGGTTACCTTGACCAGGAGCATTTTTCTGAATGTGTGAGTGAGAAGGCATTTGCGCTGTTGATAGAGTAGCATTACCTGTTGAACCGCCTACGTTACCTGTAACGTTAATGTTTGTTCCAACGTTACCAGAGTTTGCTACAGTGTTTGCTCCACCAGTAGATGCTAAGTTTTTAGTTCCAGATTTTCCAACTGCTACATTGTCTTGTAAATCAGGCACGTTAAAAGTCGATGCACCATCTCCAGTTCCATAAGTTGTACTTATGATTGCAAATAATGCAGAGTAAGTTGATCTTGAAACTGCTTGACCATTACACTCTAAAAAACCTGTTGGCACTGAAGAAGAAGACCACGGCACAATAGTTGCTGTAGGAATTCCTTCGATACCTGTAAGGTTTGCTCCAGAAAAATCGTATTTTGTTGCTTCGTAATTTGACATATTATTTCTCCGTGTAAGTCCATCCTGTTGTAGCGTCTCCAGAATATACTAATCCAAAAGCTGCACCTTGTGTATTAACTACAAGATCAGATGCTGCATTAGCTATATTAGAAGAGTTTCTACCAACAGTCAATGCGTTAGTATTAAAATCATAACCTTGATCTACAAAATTTACTTGATCCCCTGCAGAAGGTGACGCTGGTAGAGTTACTGTAACTGCTCCACCATTTGTATTTACTAAAACTTGAGCTCCAGCTTGAACTGTTTCTGCTGAGGATATTGCTCTCCATTTTTTATGCTCCTGTGCTTTTACAATATTAGTTCCATCTGAATATAAAGTATAAGTATGTCCTTCACATAAAAGAACACCTGTTCCAGAGGCAGTTTTGAAAGTTAAAGTGTTATTAGCGTGATCACATCCATCTTCAACAATGTATGTTTTCTCAATTGAATTTGGAACACTAACTGTTAAATTAGATGCTAAAGTTCCTGTTAATTTTATTACTTCATTTTTACCATTTGATACAGCACCATTAGTAAAAGTTAAAGATCTAGCAGCGTTAGTTATATTAAAAGTAGTAAAACCACCAATTGCTTGTTCTAAAATTAAAAGGTTAGTATTTGTAATTTGTCCCCAAGTTCCCGAGTTTTCGCCGGTTGCTTGTACTGTAAGTTTTAAACTTGCTGATGTTGAATTCGCCATATTAAATTCCTTATATCGTTTATTTTATTAAAATAAAGAGAAAGTGTCAAACTCTTTATGCAACGACTTCCCTCCATCCAGGAGGATCTATTGGAGCAGAACCTGTATTTATTTCGTTCCAGATAAGAGCATTACCACTTCCTACTGTTGTAGTCAACCCAAAACCATTGAAAGTTGCATTAACATCTGTAAATGCAGATACTGAAGCAACCCTTGCTAACATTGGATTTTGCGTTACTGGAACTAATGTTCTTAAATCTATTGTACTTGTGCCTAAATTTGCAGACATTCCAAAACCTGTTGGAGTTGCAACTACATCACCTATATGTCCTATTTGACCTAAAGATAAAAGACCTGCATTACCTTGAATCATTGCATCAGGTGCTGGGTCTACAGTTCCTAAAGTTAATTGTGCTACATTTAAAGTATTTAAAGTTAGAGATGCATCTCCTGTTACAGATTGTGGAGCAGCAATAGCTGCTGTCATTGCAATTCCAGTTGGAGTTGCGGGAACTGAACTTCCTGCTTCACCCCAGTCGTTATCTCCCCAACCAAGTCTACCCCAACCTTGTTCATTAAATGCTTCAACAGAGCCAAGACCCATAGACATTGCAATACCTGTAGCCATTGCATCAGGACCAGCATCAGCTGTTCCTTGCGCTGCAGTGAGTGGTAAACCTGTTAAAGTAACTTCAGCTAAACCTTCTGCTGTAGCAGTTCCTAATGCTCCTGTCATTGAAATGCCTGTTGGAATTACAGTTACATCTCCCTGCATTCCTATTGTACCTAAATTTCCTGATAAAGAATTTCCTGTAGGAATAAGAGTGCCTGCGATACCCCAAGCTTGTTCTCCCCACTCAAATCTTCCCCAACCTAAATTAATTTCTGCATTAACAGTTACACTTCCAAGATTTCCAGAAAGAGCTTGACCTGTAGTTTGAATAGTAGGATCAGTTTGGTCTCCCCATTGATTAATGCCCCAGGTACCAACGCTCCATGTTTTACCTGTAGCAACATCCATCAGGCCACCCATTCCTATTCCATGTATGTAACATAGATAATAAAAATCAGGAGCTGTTACGTCTATTTCAACGTATCGAGTAGTTGCTGCATTAAATGTAGTTGTGTTTATGTAATTTGAAGAACTTGTTGGAGCATCTAAATAATAAGTTACCCCAGAAGAAATAATTCCAGATGTGCTTGTGTTGGTAGAAAAAATTAAAGGGTGGTTATCGTTAGAACTATCACTTTGATCAAAACGCAAAGTTGATCCTCCGGCCCAAATAATATTACCTGGTCCAGATGAACTACGAGTGCCATCAATATAATATACGTTACCTGTACCCCCACCATACAAGTTACCACTTGCGACAGTGACTGTATAAGTTTTATCCGCCATAGGAGCTTCCTCCTATTAGCCCGATATTCTTAGTATCGCTGCTGTTGATGTTGGTGCTGGAAACTGAACTGTAAACGTACCTGAAGTAGCTGTTTTATCTCCTCCAAAATCTAAAACACAAACTGCAGAATTAGTAGTTGCAGATGATGTGTTGTAAATTAAAGCTCCTCTTGCTGTCAGAGTAACGTTTTGAAATGACAGGTCAGCAAAGTCTGCTCTTGCAACACCAGCTGTTAAAGAAGTTGGGTTGTTAACAAGTGCACCACCACCAGCTGAATAGTTAGATGATGTAACTTCATGAGTTGGTGAACTCGTTAATAGAGAAGTTGTTGCTGAGTTAAGAGTAGCTGAAGAAGTATAAAGAGCTAACTTATATTTATCACCACCAGTTTGCTTAAAATTAGAATCGCCTTCTAGTAGTAACTTTTTAAAGTTGTTTGCAATTGCTTGTGTTATAGCCATAATTTATTCTCCTATTTACCTATACGAGGAACACCAGATTGATATTCGTCTCGTCTTCTTCTTCCCATTTGTTCAATAGAGAAGCCTTCTACCACTTGTTTATACTTTCCTTCGTATAATTGCAAGAGATCATTTGGCCCTTTTAGAAAACCATAAGCCTCAACAAGGCATGCATACAGAAGTCCATTGGGAAAGTTTGTACTTATATATGTTGTTGTATTTGTACTCGATAATCCGGGATCTTTCAAGATATAATTTAATTGAATTATATAAGTTTGATCAGGTGTAGGAGCTACAATAATTCTATTTTCATCCCACCAGCTATAATATTTTGGTACTCCAGTGACGGATGTTGGATTAAATTCAGACATAAAACTGGTGTCTCTCCATTGTAAAAACTCTCTTACTTGATTAGTATTTCCATCGCCTAATTCAGTATCTACAATTTGAGCAGACCTAATAATCAAAGCATCTGTAGGAGCATCTATAAATCTTGTAGAAGCTACTAGATTGGCTGATACATATTTTCTGTTATTATCAGAATCTATATCTCTAAATATTCTGTATTCTGCATCAAGAATAATACCATTTAAAATAGTATCAGTTAATACTGTTGATCCAACTTCTGTGTAATCTCTGATTTTTGTTTTTAGTTCGTCGTATGTCATCCTTGTTTAGTATCCAATGGTCCAGCTAAGACTTGAATACCTCCTCCTGTTTCTGTACTCGAAGCATTTGAAACCAAGTTAAATGTATAACTATCTTCTAAAGTTATTGTAGAAGGTTGGCCTGCTTGTTGTTGAGTTGTTTGTATCATAGTTATTGAATAACCGCCAACAATAATTGCACCTGAATTATGAGCGCTAGCAGTTGTATTTTTAGGTAGAACTCCTCTGAATTGTGAATTGGTTCCTCTTACACATCCTGTTAAATCATTGCTTGATTTACCAGTGTATTGAATAACTTCATTATTAAAATATGAATCTCCATCATCAGACACATCTACTTTTTCAATCATAAAAAATCCTGCTGTAGGAAATGCTGAAGCATCTGTTAAAGAAATAGTTGTATCAGTTGCCGTTATATTTGAAGCTAAAGTTGTAGTTAACTCTAACGTAGATTTTGCTACGCCACCAACAGTTTGAGATTTAATAGCTTGAAATCTTACGATGTCATTATTTACTCTTGCACTGTTAGGTTCTGATACAGTTACTAACGTTGAACTTGAAGCTGTTGTAAAAGGATCCTCAGGTAAAAAATCTGTAGTTCCAAATTCTGTTCTTGCAGGTCTTGCTTTTTCTAAACCTTGTGGGTCAGCTACAAATGGCTTGGGTTCTAATTGTGGTTGCTTACGTTCAAACTCTGAGTAATGTACAAACGCACCATTCCATTCTGTAACCATTTCTCTCCACGGAAAAGCTAATCCGCTTCGATCAGAGATTGCTAAAGCGTGTTTCCCTTTTGCAAACTTTGCCATTAGATCTCCGGATAATAAGTTTTAGGTGATATGTAAACACTAGCAGATGAACCATCTTCAGCTAATGCTCTTTGTAATTCATCTTCGTAAAGTAATTTCATTTCTTGTGTTCGTTGAGGAGCTTTCTTTTGTGATACATAGTAAGCTAAACCTGCACACATACAAGGTACAAATCTATTAACTACATCTGCTTCGTTAGTATACTTACCTGCATCTTGTAATCTTTGTAAGTAATAAAAGAAAACATAATCTCCAACTTGAGAACTTCCTGGAGTTAAATATAAAGTTACTGTAACTCTATCTATAAATCTTTGCACCCAATATTGAGAAGGCTGACCTGTAGAAGTTTTATTTGAAAAAGCTGAATACTGTGATCTGTTTACTTTAGACAAAGGTGTATCTACATTAGCAGAAGTTCTATAACTAGACTCTAGAAGATCTGAAGCCATATTTACAAAATTATTTACAGAGTCATTTTGTGCGTGAGACGCAGCTGTTGTGTCATCAATTCCTCTATCAGCCGTTGAAGAAACAATTAAATTATTTCCTGAAATAGAACTGTATTGAATTATTTCGTCATTAATTTTTATTTTACCTGAAGCAGGCATCTGGGCCACAGAAGCAACAGGAATAGTTAAAGTAGTTGCAATAATAGCAGATGTTAAAGTAGTTGTGATTCCATCTGATGTACCATCACTTGGTGATCTATATATTACATATTCATTTTGACCACTGACTAAACTAAATGCATGTTCTCTAACTTGCCAAAAATGGATACCTCTGTTGTCCCATTCTTGAAGCATTATGTTTAATGATCTTCTAGCTGAACGCAGGTCATTACCTGAGTAATCAAAGAAACCTAATCTTTCAAAAGCTTCAGTTATAATATCGTCGATCGAGAATGTTTTCTCGAATGTAGTTGTGCCTGAAAAAGCCAAGTTGCCTCCTACGAGTTACTTCCGCCGCTGTGAAAAACAGTTATAGCTGTAATCTGTTCAGTAGTGAATGCAGAGTAAACATCAGTTTTAAATAAAATTGGTGTAGGGAAATTAACTGTCATATCATGAATATGAGCTCCCTTATTTAATTTTACTTTTGATGTCCCAGTCGCTCCACCATCTTTAAGCTCTAAAACTCCAGCTTGGTTAGGACCAGATATATGAACTCCATATACTCTAGTTCTTCCAGACTGAACAGTTTTAGTTTCAGTAGTTACATTAGTTGCAACTCCATCAATTGATGATCCAAATGTTGACATAATTTTATCTCCTAAAATTTACATGTGGGGCCGAAGCCCCACACTAATTATTTATTATGTATCGCTAAATGGTGTTTGAATACTTCCTGATCCTAATAGTAAAGTATTGTGCACCAAATATTGAGCAGTTTCTAACGCTGTAACTTGAAGTACAGACCCAACGATTCCACCTTGTGTTGTTCCATTTAAAGAACAAACATCATTAGATGCGCCAGGGAAGAAAGCTTTTTTACTTCCATCATCTACCGCAATCATAGCTGCACCAGTGAACTTGTCAGTTCCATCAGTTATGATTTGAACATCAGTTGCTAATGTATCTATATAAAAATAGAAACTTGCACCAATGTTGTTTGGGCTGTTGTAGTCAGTTGATCCTGCAGTTGCTCCATTAGCGCTAGCGTTAATTGAAGGTAGTGCGTAGATACCGTCTGCGTCTTGTGAAATTAAAATTCTTCCAGCATGGTCGTTAACAGTTAAAGCTAAACCGCCAGCACCTAAGCCAGTAGAATTAATTGTTTTTGTTGCTCCAGGGCCTGTAGTTATAAAGCCATTTTTAGAAATGACCGGTCCTGAAAAGGTTGTATTTGCCATAGTATTATTCTCCTAGTTTCCGTTTACATAGTCTCTAGGCCGTCGACTGTACACGTCTATGTAAACTAATTAAATTATACAGTGAGTT